CCGCATACAAGGGTACTGGCGGAGACTTCGCTAACAAGTTGGTTGTCAACACAGATCAGTGGGCAGCAATCACAGGTTACGCAGATACAACAGGCCGCGCACTTTACTCAGCGCAAGGTCCAACAATGAATGCATCAGGTACAGCGGTTGCTTCATCAGTGCGTGGAAACATTCTTGGCACTGACCTAATCGTTGACCACAACATCGCTGCATCAGGCGTTGTAGATAACTCAGCATTCCTTATCGCACCTTCATCAGTGTACGTATGGGAATCACCTGTTACAAACCTTCGCCTTCAGGTACTTACAACTGGCGAGTTAGAAATTGCACTTTATGGTTACATGGCCGTTTACGTTGCAAAATCTGGCAAGGGTGTACGTAAGTTCAACCTAACTTAATAGGTTACTAAGTCGCTGGCGGGGCGTTGCCCTTACGTCCCGCCAGTCTTTAGAAAGGAGATCAAATGGCTTATACAACTGTTGCTGAACTTCGCAGCGCGCTTGGAGTCGGTACTTTGTACCAAGATTCTGTGTTGCAATCAGTATGCGATGCTGCCGATAATGTGTTGATCCCTTTTCTATGGACTAACTCGACTCCAGTAATAGGACACAGCAATACCACCAACACAGGTACTTCTTTCTTTCAAGATCGTATTGATGACGTGTTTTATGTTGGACAGTCTCTCGTTTTTTCAGGTTGCGGTTCAAAACATAACGGCAACAAAACACTAACAGGCGTTGGTGAGTATTCAGTAACTTATGCAATTACTGGAAACAATAACGTAGCCGCGCCTTATCATCCGATTAACCCTTACGGTTCAGCCGCCGCCGATACATACGTTGATTACTCAACAGTGCCATCAGTGCAAGAAGCATCTCTAATGATTGCTATTGCTATCTGGCAGGCACGCCAAGCGCCAAGCGGTCAAGGCATGTCAGTCGATGGTTTTACTCCGTCACCATTTACAATGAGTTCAACTTTAGTAGCACGCATTCGTGGGCTTATAGCGCCGTATCTCTCACCTAATTCTCAAGTAGGCTGACATGACGGCGGCCATTACAACTCTACGTACAACAATCGCCAATGCGATAGTTGACAATACTAAATACTCTGTATTTGCTTTTCCACCAAGCACACCGATAGTTAACTCGGTAACAATAAATCCAGCCGACCCATATTTAGTTCCTACTAACAATTCGCGTAATACTGTCGCGCCTATGGCTAACTTTTTAATTCATATCTTTGTGCCTTTACTAGACAACGAAGGCAACCTTAATGGAATTGAGGAAATGCTAGTTGCAGTGTTTAACAAACTAGCGGTTTCCTCGATCGTCTATAATGTAGGCAGTGTGAGCGCGCCAAGCGTTCTAAGTGCTGCATCAGGCGATTTACTCACCTGCTCGATGCAGGTGTCCGTACTCTCGAGTTGGGAATAGACCTATGAATGAATGGGAAAAAGATAATGAAGCGTTCCTGATTAAGATAGGTCAGAACGCTCCAGTAGTACCAGCACCTAAACCAGCAACTAAGAAAGAAGAGGAATAAACGAAATGGCAGTATATCTAGCAAATACGGGGATTCTTACTGTTAATGCAGTTGATCTCTCATCTTTGACAAGTTCAGTTACAATCAATCGCGCATTCGACGAACTCGAGGTCACCAGTCTTGGAGATCAAGGTCATCGTTACGTGAAGGGCCTTGAGGCTTCAAGCATTACGATCGACTTTTTCAATGACTCAGCAACAGCAAAGACACTACAAACACTTCAGACAAACTGGGGCAACAACGTAGTAGTAACATTTAAGCAATTAGATGCAGTCGTATCAGCAACAAATCCTTTGTACACTATGACATGCTTGATTAACAATACAACTCCAGTTAACGGAGCAGTTGCGGATCTTTCAACTCAGAGCGTTACATGGAACGTTTCAGGTACAATCGCAGTAACAACAGCACCATAATCAACTAACTAAGGGGCAAGCATGGCAAAACTAAAGGTAGTAAGGGTAGATGGAAGCGTTAACGAGTACGAGGTCACACCTGTAATCGAGTACGCTTTTGAGAACTACGCCAAGATGGGATTCCATAAAGCAATTGTGGAAAATCAACGCCAGTCTGACATCTACTGGTTATGTTGGGAAGCGATCAGGCGATCAGGAGAAACCGTTAAACCATTTGGCGAAGCGTTTATTGAAACGCTCGTCAGCGTGGATGTGGTGGACTCCGACCCTTTAGGATAGATAGAAACTCTATTTGTTATCTCGCGGCTCGCTTGAGTCATGAGTATGGAGTTTCTTTTCAAAGCATCGTAGAACTTTCTCCGATGGCTTTACAGGCACACGTCGACGTGTTAAAAGATATAGCGAAGGAGCAAGATAATGCCAGTAGAAGTAGTAGGCGGCGTCGCACTTCGTAAAGCGTTGAACAAATGGGCGCCTGATTTGGCCAAGGAACTAACCCGCGAGTTAGGTAGGATCCTTAAACCGATCGTTGCCGAGGCTCGCGGGTTCGTTCCTCAAACTGCTCCAATGAGCGGATGGGAAGTTCGTCCCACCGATCGAGGCCATTCTTTTCCTAAGTATGATGCTTCAGAAATTCGTAAAGGTATAGTTTACAAAACTACTCCAAGCAAGCCTAACTCAAATGGCTTTACCAATTTAATTAGAATCCAAAACAAATCTATGCTTGGTGCGATCTACGAAACCGCTGGTCGTAAGAATGGCCAAGGGCAAGACTGGGTAGGGCCAAAAGCAGGCGGAGCATCCAAGGGTGTATCTCGATCCAACAATCCTTATGCAGGAAACCAATTTATCTCTAATCTTGGCAATCTTCATGGATCTGGAAAGTTTAGAGACGGCAAGATGATGGGCCGCTTGATCTTCAGAGCGTGGGCTAATACACAGGGCAAGGCTAACGCTGCCGTATTTAAGGCTTTAGAAGAGACAACCGCCAAGTTTAATAAGCGCACAGAGATAGTAGATTTGAAGAGAGCCGCATGAGCAACGTTGCGATTAGAATTGCCGCCGAGTTTACTGGCGCCAATGCATTCAAGAAGGCTGGCAAGTCTAGTTCAAGCCTTGAAAAGGGTGTCAAGAAACTTGGCGTGGCAATGGCTTCCGCCTTTTCAGTTGGCGCTATTACTTCATTCGGTAAAGCCGCAGTTAAGGCTTTTATGGATGACCAAAAGGCAGCCGCAGCCCTAGCCAATACATTAAAAAATTTAGGCGTGGACTTTGCAGTCGCAGCCAATGAAGAATTTATCTCTAGCCTTGAGACCTCGACAAATGTTCTAGACGATAAACTTCGCCCAGCGCTAGGTAAGTTAATTACCCAAACAGGCTCATTGACTTATGCTCAGGACTTACTAACCAAGGCTATTGAAATCTCACGCGGGTCGGGTATCGCGCTCGAAACGGTAACATCAGATTTAGCCAACGCATTCGTAGGTAATATGAAAGGCCTCAAGAAGTACGCAACAGGTTTAACTAATGCGGAACTTGCTGGCATGTCTTTTGAGCAGATCATGGAAAGACTTAACGGTCAGTTCGCAGGATCGAGCGCTGCATACCTAGCGACTTACGCAGGCAAAATGGATGCGCTCACAGTCTCTTCTGAAAATGCTAAAGAGACTATTGGCAAGGGATTATTAGATGCCCTAACCATTCTTGCTGGCGGCGGTGAAAGCAGCATTACTTCAGTTACAGAGGCTATTGCTAAACTTGCTGAAGGTATAGGCAATTACTTTAGAGGCGTTGCCACCTATGTAAGAAACATCTATGACAATCCGATTATGAAGAACATAATCAAAGCCGCTATGTGGCTGATTAAACATTCGTCAACAGGCATCATATTGAGGCGAGTCGCTGGAGTAGGCAAGGAAACTAGGGAAGACGAAGAAACAACTCCTACATTAACTGCTGCCCAAAAGGCTTTACTAGCCGAACAAAAGAAGCGCGCCATAGAGCAAGCCAAGTTAATTCGTGCCCAGAAAATTGCATCGGATAAGGCTAAGAAGCAGGCCGCAGACGAGGCAAAACTTAAGAAGGCTGGCGGCATATTCGATATAGAGCAGATCCAACTCGTTGCTGCCTTAAAGGGCAAACTCTCAGATGAAGATCGTAAGCGCGTTGAATTACAGATGGCAGTCCTGACTGGCAATACTTCAGAAGCGACTAAACTTGCAGGTGAGATCGCTAAGTCTCAAGGGCTGACCGAGGCTTTCGTTAAGTTTTATTCAGGCATTCCTAATGCTAAAGATCCTTTCGTTGGCTGGATAGAGACACTTAAACAGGCCGCTGCACTTGCTGCCTCTATTGCCGCTGGCAACTATAACGTTAGAACTCCTACCTATAACGGAGCAGCAATCGCCGCCATTACTTCAACTTACGGTACTGGCCCTGCATCCGCTGGAGTAGATAAGGCAGGGAATGTCAATGTTTATGTTGCAGGAAATGTTGTATCAGAATCGGATCTAGTAGAAGCAGTGCGTAATGGACTTCTTGAAGGTTCACTATCTGGATCTCCTTCTTCAATCGGCAGACTCAAAGGAATGTTTTTACAGTGACATTACCTTGCGAAATATCCGTTTCTTTCGACTTCACCTCTGGCGCGACCTTCTCATTTCCGTTTACGATTGGTGACCCTAAGTATGGAGTTTTAGGTACAGGCACACTTGCATCAAGTACAACACCTGAACCAACAGTTGATTTAACTCCAGATGTTCGACAGATAACAATTCGTCGCGGTCGTAACATCATGCGAGATACTTTTGAAACTGGCACTGCTATTGTGCGAATTTTAGATCCTAAATCTTACTGGAATCCGCAAAACACTTCATCGCCTTTCTTCGGATTCCTAACTCCGTTACGTAAGTTGCGTATCTCTGGCACTGTAGGCGGAGTTGGATATTTCTTATTTTCAGGTTATACAACAGAGTACAAGTATTACTACCCACAAAATCAAGAAACTGGTTATGTGGACATCATGTGCTCAGAGGCCTTTAGGCTGCTACAACAAGCAAATGTAGATACTGTCTCTGGCGCTACCGCTGGCCAAGACACTGGCACACGTATAGGAAAGATTCTGGATGCAGTACAGTGGCCTTCATCCATGCGTACCTTGGATACAGGTAATACGAATTGTGTTGCAGATCCATCAACCGCGAGAACGGCACTGGATGCCTTGAAAAATGCAGAGTTCAGTGAACAAGGTGGTTTCTACATAAACCATGAAGGTACAGCCGTTTTCCTTAATCGTACGAATGTCATTAAGAAATATGGCGAGACTCCGATTGAGTTCAATCAAACTACTGGCATTCCTTACACTGATCTCCGCTACAGTTTCGACGATAAATTAATTATTAATTCGGCTGGCATGACTCGCGTAGGCGGAGTGCAGCAAGTACATGAGGATGCTGCTTCTATCGCCAAATACTTCCCTCATCAAAGCAATCAGGAAAATCTAGTTGCACAAACTGATGCGGATACTTTAAACATCGCTAAGATTTATGTCAAGACAAGAAGCGAGACAACAATCAGAATCGATCAGATGACGGTCGATTTACTCGATCCAGATGTACCGACTGCGACTATGCTGGAGTTGGATTATTATCAGCCGTTGAAGATCACCAACGTTCAGCCTGATGGATCAACAATAGTTAAAACTTTACAGGCACAGGGACTTGCATGGGATATTACGCCAAATTCCATGAAGGTCACAGTCACGACTCTCGAGCCTACGATCGAAGGATTCATCATCGGGAGCAATGTATCGGGTATAATCGGACAATCAATCATGGCGTATTAGGAGAAAAAATGCTTGGACTACCCGCTTCCACTGGAGACGTGCTTAGCGCCGCGTCATATAATTCAATCGTTTCTTTTACGATTGGCGCATCTAATACAACCGACTACACAGCCGTTCTAGCAGACCAGTATCAGGTTCTAGAAGTCATGAATAAGGCAACTGCTATCGCCTTCAAGATTCCTACAGATGCCTCAGTCAATTTTGAAATCGGTACATGCCTAACGGTACTTAATATCGGGGCTGGACTATGCACCATCTCGGCAGTAACACCTGGCACGACCACCGTAGCAAGCGCGGGAGCAGTAAGCGCCTCACCTACTCTCAGCCAATATAAGTCAGCAGCCTGTATCAAGACCGCTGCTAATACTTGGTATGTCGTGGGTGCGATCGCATAATGATCGCTAACCAAATTGCTGGACTTATGGGGGTTAGCGCGCCTGTCTCGCTTGCCAGTTATGAGTCTATTGCTACGACAACGCTTACAAGCGGTCAGGCTACAATTACATTTACCCTTATTCCTAGCGGCTATAAACATTTACAGATACGTTCTATCGCAAAGACAGATAGAGCAGAAACAGATGACGTTATCTTAATGCAATTTAATGGTGATACTGCCGCTAATTATTCTTCGCACATTCTCAGAGGAAATGGTTCGGTTGCTATTGCTGGAGGGTCTGCTAATACGTCAAACATCGGACTGCAATACGCTGCGACTGGTAATTCAGGCGCTACTAATATGTTTGCCGCCTCTGTAGTAGATATTTTAGATTACGGTGATACAAATAAATATAAAACAACTAGAACACTCAATGGTATGGATTTAAACGGTTCAGGTTGGATTTATCTACAGTCTGGAAATTGGCGTTCAACTGCCGCTATAACTTCAATTACCTTAAATCGCCAGTATGGTTCTAATTTTCTTACTAACTCATCCTTCGCTCTGTATGGGATTAAATAATGCCAGCAACTTATGAACCAATAGCGACTCATACATTATCTAGCGCACAGGCTAGTTATACTTTTACCAGCATCACTTCCGCTTATACCGATCTAGTCGTAGTAATGAATGGATCTGTAACATCTGGCGCGGTTAGCGTTGGATTAACTTTCAATGGCGATAACGGTACAAATTATTCTATGACTTATCTTTACGGTTCTGGCACAAGCGCTACTTCTGGCAGAAGTTCGACTAGCGCTAATATCTATTGTATGGATATTTCCACTTCAAACTCAACTTTGATTTGCCAAGTGCAAAACTACTCAAATACCACGACTTTCAAAACAAGCCTTCAAAGAGGAAACGCTGCTTCAAACGCAGTAACTTCAACAGTCGGACTATGGCGCAATACTGCGGCAATTACGAGCCTGACATTATCTAATAGCAATACTTTTATTACAGGCTCAACCTTTACCCTATATGGAATTAAGGCGGCATAATGGCTAACACTTATGTAAAGATAGGAAGTACCGTAACGGTTGGCGTATTGGGTGCAGCCGACATAACCTTTAGCAGTATCCCTGCTACTTATACCGATCTAGTGGTTAAAATATCTGGCAGAACTAACAAGGCTTCTGTCTTTGACGATATCGCTATTTCCTTCAATGGCAGCACAACTTCTTTTACTGGGCGCGAACTATACGGAGACGGTGCAGCCGCCGCTTCGATTACAACTTCTAGAGCCGCAAGCATTGCAACTGGCTCTACAGCAACAGCCAGCACCTTCGGTAACTCCGAAATCTATATCCCAAATTATGCAGGCTCAGCCAATAAATCTTTTAGCGTTGACGGCGTTCAGGAAACTAACGCCACTACTGCTTATGCAATTATGATCGCTGGTCTATGGTCTAACACCGCAGCAATTACTAGCGTGGCTTTAACGCCTTTGGTCGGAACTTTATTTTCTCAATACTCAACCGCTTCACTCTACGGCATACTCAAATCATAGGAGACAAAATGGCAGACACAAAGATCATCGTTAACTGCGAGACAGGCGAAGTCTCTGAGGTTGAACTAACAGCCGAGGAGATTAAGCAGCGCGAAGCAGATGCGATCGCTTACGCAAAGGCTAAGGCAGATGAGGAGCAAGCGGCAGCCGAGAAGGCTGAGGCTAAGGCTGCTATCGCAGAGCGCTTAGGTTTAACTAAAGATGAATTGGCTATCTTGCTGGGATGAAACCCAAGTTATGCAAGGCAGGTCAACAGCTGAGAGCAGCAATAAATGCACGCTACCCTGATCGCGACAAACGTAGCGACGGTTG